TCCAAAAGTACCTAGAAAAAAGCACCGACGACCTAGGCAAGTCGATAGCCTCAACTGAGAACCTTTTATCTATCCAAGTGCAATCATTTAACGACGCTAAAGACGCCGTAGCGGGTTATGCCCTGGCTATGCAAGGTAACCTACTTGCCGGGGTAGACCTTGGTAAGGCGTACACGGATGGGAAAGAAACCGGCACATCCGTGTTGGCGGGATTCGATGCGATGGTCGCGGAGGCCGAATGGTTCGGCAACGTACTCGAGGCGCTACAAAGCTCGCAGGTGGACCAAACTTTGATCGACTATATGGCCGGTCTGGGACCTGAGGTTGGCGGGGCACTCGGGCAAGACATGCTTAACGATAAAGGGTTACTTGGATCAATCAACGAGAAATGGGTCAATGTTCAAGACCGCACCCGGGAATTGGCACTAGGTTTAGTACCCGAATTCATGACCGCCGGGGTCGAATCCGCCGCCGCTATGGTCGTTAGCCTGGCTAAACAACTTGATTACGAGCGCGACACCCTAAAAAAATTGGGTAAAGCAATGGCTAAACCAGTCGGGGCAGCGTTCAAAACACAACTCGCCAGTGACGTGGCCGCAGCGATTCGCAACGTCGAAGCGGCAGCCACAGCGGCCCGAGCCGAAAAAGTAGCCGACGCGACAGCCGCCCAACAACTAATCACCGATCAACAAGTGGCCCGGGCTATCGCCAACGTGATCCGCAACTCCGATGCCCGCAGTGGCTCGGTCGTAACCCCGGTGCTGACATGACACTCGAAATCACTCTCGCCGGGTCGGTGATCGACCTGGACCTATTCGAGTTTAACGTCACCGTAGCCCACGGACGCTCAGATGTGACCTCAAGCCCCACGGCCTCGAACACTCAAATAGTGCTACGGGGCAACACGGGCCCGCTACTTGAACTTGCCGACACGGTCGCAATATCTTTCGACGGTGTCGATCGGTTCACAGGGGCGATTAGTGACCTGAACGTGTCATTCATTAGTACGGGCACCCCGACGGCGATCACGACGATTACGGCGATGGGGAACCTAGCCAAACTTGGATATACAGATGTCGGTGCCTCGGGGTACATTGAGCAAAGCGCCCGGCAACGGGTCGAGGGAATCCTTGACGCGACTGGCCTCGACTACCTTAACGCTGGAGATCCGGCGATTACCCTCTACGCGATCCTTGAAGCCGACGCCCAGCCCTCCACGGCACTTGATGCCCTGGCACGTATCGCGCAAGGTACCGGGGCCACTTACTACGACGACCCGACAGGCCGCATTATTTTCGAGGATTACGGGAACCGGGGATCGACAACATTCCCCGGCATATGGGCCAACCAGGTCGGCACCTGGTCAGACGCCGAAGGCACATGGGCGGACTACCCGCTATTCCCAACTAGTTTCAATCTTGAAGCCCCCGGGGTTATCTTCGCCCCGACATGGGCCAAGACTCTGACGCCTCTGATTAACGACGTGACCGTTACATACGGGCCCGACCTGTCAGTGACCCAAACGGATAGCGCGTCAATCACGCAATACGGGCGCCGTGAATACCGGCTCGACACGGACATTAAAACCATAGGCGACGCGACGACTCGGGCCGCGGGGATCATGACCGCACAAGCAAACGGGCTGTGGAACCTCGGCCAAATATCGGTGCTCGTAGACCAACTCGACGAAACCGACACGACCGCACTACTCGAGCTCGTATCCGGTGACCTAGTAACCGTCAGGGGATTACCGGCCTCGGGCCCTTACCCGGACTTTAACGGCATCGTTGAGGGCTGGACGGACTCCTACAACAACGGCCAACACATTATGACACTGTCAATATCAGACCCTAGATTCTCTTTGCAGGTCCTACAATGGGGTCAAGTCGCACCGGGCTTTGCGTGGTCAGAAGTCGGGGCGGGCGCCCAATGGTTTGAAATAGTTACCAACTCCGATCTAGTGAGGTTATAAATGGCAGTCACACCCGTAGGCAATCCTTATGTGGAGTCCTCCGACCTAGTCGCAAACTACCCGGGCGCGTCTGAGGCGCTAGCGGAGCGTATCGACATTGTCGGTGTGAACCCGTTCGCGAACGCGGCAGCGCGTGACGCCGCAATACCCTCACCAGTACAAGGGCAAATGTGTAGTTTGAACGACGATAACAAAGGTTACCGTTACGACGGTAGTGCATGGGTACTTTTTAGCGGGGCCGGTGCCGCGAATTTCACGAACGCGGCTACCGGCACATACACCGACGGCGAGGGAATCGACTACAAATTTTTAACTCTGACGGGATCTACCAGCGTCGACATAGATCAGGCCGGGTTCGCTGACATTCTTGTGATCGGTGGCGGTGCGGGTGGTGGTAACGGCGGCGGTGGTGGCGCTGGCGGCGCACTCCCTTTCTCTAACTTGTACTTATCGGCCACAACACACACAGTTTCAATAGGGGCAGGTGGGGCGGCGCAACTGGCTGGGATCACTTCCTCTATTAGTCCAGCGTTCGGTGTGGGTGGCGGTGTCGGTGCTTCTGGTGGTGTTATCGGAAATACTGGCGGCTCTGGTGGCGGTGGTGGTTGGGACGGTGGCGGCTTAACGGACCTAGCGGGTGGTGCTGGTGTTGCGGCTCAAGGCAATAATGGCGGCGCTGGCAGGTTTAGAGGTGCTGGTGCCGGTGGTGGTGCTGGCGCGGTAGGTGGCAACGCTTCAACAAATATCGGTGGTAACGGTGGTGCTGGCGCGTCCTCAAGTATCACAGGCGCGGCAGTCACACGCGCAGGCGGCGGGGGTGGTGGTGCATTAACCACTGGCGGCACTGGCGGGACTGGCGGTGGCGGTAATGGTGGACAGGGTGCGAGTGGAAACGCAACTAACGGCGGTGCAAACACCGGCTCAGGCGGCGGCGGGGGTGGTTCCGACTTTACAACAGGTGGCGGGACTATTGGCGCTGGCGGTTCCGGCGTCATAATTATTAGGGTGGTGGTGTAAGTGGCTCACTTCGCGGAAGTAACCGACAACATTGTTCGCAGCGTGATCGTGATCAACAACTCCGACTGTGCCGGTGGTGACTATCCCGACTCCGAACCTATCGGGCAAGCCTTTATCGCTGCTCTCGGTATCGAAGGGGAATGGCTACAAACCTCGTACAACAACAACTTTCGGGGACAGTACGCTGGTCAAGGAATGACCTACGACCCGGTGCTTGATGAGTTTATTAGCCCACAATCAGAGGAGCCCCTAAGTGAGTGAAATAGATCAAGAACTACACGTGGACACGGTCGAAGTCGAACCGGTTAAGAAGAAGCCAACATCATCGAAGCACCCAAAAGTGGCTACCGAAACCGAACGCGCACGGGCTATTGTCCGAGCCAAACTCAAAGGTTAGAACCGTGGACTTTGGTGACATTGTCGGCCTCATAGCGACAGCACTAGCAGCCCTAGCGATCATGGGAACTGGCCTAGTGTGGCTCATCCGCAACGTCGTACGCGATGAGATCAAGAAAGCGACCCTCACAATACAACCCGGTTTCCGTAACGGTGGCGAATCACTGGCCGACGTTGCCGCGAAAGTCGACCGGATCTCCGAGAAGTTAGGGCTCTGATATGAAGCATTGGCTCGCCTCGACATGGGAAGGCTCCATCGTCAAAATAGCGTCAGGGGCTGCACTCGGCGCGTTACTGTCATGGCTCGCAACTGCCGATGTGCATCCGCTAATAGTCGCCATATCGGCGGCAGTCATACCCGTAATCATTAACGCATTAAACGGCGACGACACACGATATGGACGGCTAGATAATGGCGAGACTCTGTAAAGGCGGCGTCAAGTTACGCGACCAGGTGAACCGCCGCTGGCCTAAGCGTGACAAAGCCTCCGACGGTTGGATCGGGGACCGGGCCCACTCTGAAAGAATATCGGACCATAACCCGAATAAAGCCGGTGTAGTCCATGCCATAGACATCGATGAGGGGCTAGGGACCTACGCGAATGGGCGCACCGCCCGGCTCCTGGCTAACCAGATCCTTGATTATGCCGCCAGCGGGCTCCCCGGCGCCTCACGCCTTAAATACGTGGTGTACGAGAACCGGATCGCGTCAGGCACATACCGGAAAACGTGGTGGAAGTGGCGCCACGGTAATTGGGGACATGAAGCACACATACACGTGTCTTTTACGTCAGCCGCTGACCGTGACGGGACCGTATTCCCTCTTCCAATCCTTGCCCGGTCCCCCATTGTTAAAGCCCGGTGGACACGCGCCCTCAGAAAAGCACGTAAACGCAACAAATAGCGGCTATTATCGACGTCTATCGAAGGGGAACAAATGTCAGATTACATTCGACCAGGGGAAGCCGCCGAGATGCTAGGCGTCTCACGGGATGCGATTAGGCGCTATTCGGACGCGGGACG